CCCACCGGTAAGCATCTCCCTCCAAAAACAGTTCTTAGGAGGTGCTATCGGGACAATCTTACGATGGTCTCGGGGCTACCGCTATTAAAATTTGTAACTCCCTTGTTAGGACCCGGAGAATTTCTCCACGGGACATAACCGTCGGCCGTCGCCGAACAATTATGCTACCTATTCAAGGTTTAACTTATTTTATTCGGCGGTCAGCCCGGTCGCCTTTCGACGCCAGTCTCGGCTACAGAGACTTATTTTATTTAGGGTGCTGGTGGAGTTGCCTCGTAATACAAACGGGGCAAACCAGTGAAGAAATACACTTGGAAATCTTCTCCAGCGGCAACATGATAATCCACAGAGGTTTGATCTGTACCATATACGGTAGCATCCATGTCCCACGTTGGGGTCCAATTGAATGCTGTGCCGGAATAGGCCAGCTGCTTACCTGGTGTGAATCGATACTGCGAATAGTATGGAGCTTCAAACTCCACAGTATTATTTACAGCATCAGTTGCAAACAACATACCATTGTGACCGGTCGCGTTACTGTTTCCGAGAATAACCTCGGAACTAGCCGCTGCATCAGTCGCATTTCCTGCGTATGCTGTGATCGTTCGTGTGTATGAAGGTGTACCAAACGGCTTGATGTTTCCTCTGGATACATATATCCTGGAGGCCTTATGGTCAATGGTATTACCTCTATTCATTCTATCGAACATTAATTTGTAACGTATGCTACCCCTCCATCCGGAGAATGCAGCAGCAACCCAATGTAACAAAACTGTATTACAGTAATTGTACGCTGCTAATGCACCAGTAGTATCAACCGCGTTGTTTACGGCTCCTCTATATAGAGGGAAAATACTCTTGGTAGTTTCTATACGATACATTCCGGCAGTCGTGCCATCTATCGTCTTTTCTCGACGCCATAAATTATAGCGTTTAAGTAACGGTCGAAATGACATGATTGCCTCACCCGTGAACACTTTGTTCACTTGTGCTGTGTCCTGTATACCAGGGCCTACAATACTACTCGTGGATTGCTCAGGAGCCGAAGGCTCCTCAGTACCCTGAGCATCAGGCACAATTTCAGCACCACTTTGTGGTTCGTAACCCATCTGTGGTTTCATTACAAAATGCTGAAAATGGTTATCAGGCACAAATACCTCAAAATCGTCTCCTGCGGAAACAAACACGTTAATCTGAACGTCATTATCTACTGTGCTGTTAGGAGTTGTCAGCTCGTTAACAACATAGACACCTAAGACGCCATTGCCGTACTGTTGGTCGGACAGCGGGACAATGTTATGCATATCACCAACGGCATCAATGCCGGGTTTAGCATGTTTCAGTAGTGTTGTTTCTTGTCCATTGCCGATCTCAATTGTAAAATCTTGAGTTTCAGCAATATCTACGATTTCGGTATAATTTGTGTTATACTCATTCGTGTCCAAAAATTGTGGATCATACACGAATTTGAGTCTCCCTTTGTGAAATGCGGACGCAACGATCTGAAATCGAAATTTGATCGTTCCTGTCCAATACTCAAAAGGAAGTGCAGCCATCGCAGTGGCTGGGAAATGAAATGCTGTTCCAGCTCCAGAAGTGTCCCATAGAACAGGATCCACACGCAAGTTGTATAATAACAACTCGGGTGGTCCTGCAATAGGCCAAGCGAACTTAGTCAGATATGATTCTCTCGAAGCAATATTCTGAATGCACAACGGATCTTCTGGACCTAATCCTGCAATAGCTGGATCAATAGTCAATTCCTGTTTTTCGTCAATTGTCAACTTGATAGCTGTATCAGGCGTATTCGTAGTGGCAAGCTGAGACGTTGGTGTAGGTCTAAAGGGATCTGGATTTTTAGTGACCGGAGGTCTACTGTAACCCAGAGCCTTAGCTACATTCGCAACTGTTCCAGCGACCTTGGATGTCGCCATAGCAAACGGTGCTATCTGTGGTACAAAAGTCAATGCATTTGCAACTTTCATTACCGTTGTGGCAGGACCAGAAACTATACCTGTGGCGTTAGCCTCATCAATTTCTTTACCTGCACCACCGGATTTCGAGTC